TGCTATAACACCTAGTTCCTTTTCTAAGTATTGAAGCATTAATATAGTCTGTTGTATGTAGTCTCCAATTCTGGGATCAAGTACTTTACCTGTAGTATTAAAGTTACCTGCTAATTTACCAGTAGATGCACCTTTTTTACCCTCATTAAATGGGTCGGTAATGGCCCATCCCATAGCTTCTGCATAGTACATCCATTTATCAATTTCCCAATCATCAGGTACCTTAGAAACATCTAATTCATATATAGGTCCTTTATATTTAGCTAATACTAACTCAAGTCTATACATGTATACATTAAATAGGTACTGATATGGCTCCATACGTGCCATTAATGACTTACCGAAGTCTGTACCTACATAACCCAAGAAACACTTTGATTTGTTACCAAAATGACGCATTTGTACTTCTCTAGGCTGCATCTTAACATATATATCTTCGCCTATCTTAGTACCTTCATAAGCTTCATTAATCCAAATCCATTTAACTTGTTCACCTGCTTCTTGATCCGGCTTATATGATTCAGGGACTAAACGTTCTTGTTCATCACCGTTCTCGTCAAAATAAGTTAACCTACCTATCTTTCTACGACCCATCCACCTAGCTCGTACAACACGTACGTTACCTTCATTATCATAGGGTAGCCCAAACTTATATGAACTTTGATTAAATTCTGTAATATCTACAAAACCATCTCCGTTACCAAAATCTAAGTTAGAATATATAGGAGGTAATTGATGACTGTAACCTAATGAACTACCCTGACTTGTAAGTCTGTGGGCACTCTCAATAGAATCAATTTCACTAGGTTTGAGATAATCATAGAATTCGTCTATAACCTTGCCTACAGCTTCATATGTAATTTCCATTACAATATCAGAGTCTTCAATACGTTCTGAATCTCCTCTGCGTACAGAAAATACTGATCTAGGGTCTACTCTAGTAGCAATAGGTTCTTCACCTTCAATATCTACTCTAAATATTGATTTACCAAAGACTAGAGCATCTCTAAATGTTTTACTAAATTTATCACGAAGATCTTGTTCTCTCCATAAATACTGTAGTATTCTAGTAGCAGTAAGCTCATGTTTATCTTTCCACTCGTAAGCAGCATATTTACCAAACTTAGAGATACGCTGTTGTACCTCCTGTTCAGAAAAGGCATCGTTGGTTAGTTCATCAATAAGCATCTCCATCAGCATATCTGACAGAGTAGACTGTTCACTAGAATAAGTATCTAAGTTCTTAGCTCTTACATTCCAATCAAACCTACGCTTAATCTCCTCACCTTGTAACAAATCTATTTTAGGTACAGAAAGTGGATAGTTCTTCATAGATGCAGGAAATACAGCATTCTCTAACTGCATAGGATTAAATATCTCCTCTACTTCATCAGCATCTATAATATCGTTATCCATGTTATTCCACACCTCCATCTTACGGTGCTCCTCTAGATTTCTATTTAAACCTACTACTTCTGCACCGTTAATACAGTCAATATACCACTGCTTAGTCTTCTTAGAAGTGGGTATTTTTTGTGCAGGAAAGTGTAGGGGATAACTATTATTATTCTCCATTATAATCGATTATTTCGACAATTATAGTATTATATTACTGTAAATTCAAATTAAATATGATTCCCTATAGACCTTATCTAAATTTAAGCTGATTAGCCACTGAGTTACCTTTATAAGCCCTATTCCAAAAACTATCTTGGGTCTTGGTCTTAATACTGTGGGCTTTACTCAGCTCTGTAACCCTTCTACGGTCTTCTCTAAGTATCATCAACATTATAAATGCACTTACTCTATCAGTATTGATTTCTTTAGAGTAACTAACCAATTCCCGTATAAATGCAGGTGATTTAATTAATTCTAAGTTACGAGTACCTTCAGGTCTGTCATAAGCCTGTTCTTCCAAGTAACTAAGTGTTAAATTAAGTCCCCAATTAATAATTCTTTCGTTAGTAGCAGTACCTACAGCTTTATTACCTCCACCTGTAGATTTTACAAGAGATTGGTCTCTGAGTATTTCAGGAGTTTCACATAACAACTGTAATGAATTCTTATTCTTAAAGTAGGCATACGGGCCTTTAATATTATTCTCGTAGTTACATATAGCATTGAAGAACATTAATAATCTACGAGCTTGTTCATAATATTCATCTGCTAGATATGTACGTGCAGTATACTCAGCTACAATTCTATCTGTCCATGAATCTAATACAAATATAGACTGTAGTGATTGTTGTACATCTTCATTACCATCTAACTGAATAGGGTCCCATCCTGCTAAGTATCTACCAAATGGTATATTGCCATCAGAATCTCTTTTAGGTAGCTCATATAATTCTATACAGGCGTCCATATTAAGACCCTTCTTCAAAGGAAACTCTCTAATGACTTGTTTATCAGATATCTTAGGTACAATCTTACCTTCAATAATCTGCATATCATATCTGTATGTAGCATTGAGTATAGAATCTTTAGACTCTAATTCTGCTAATACATTGTTAAGATCTTGTGTAGGAAAGAAATTACCTTCTAAGGTCATAAATACCTCTGAAGGTTTAATTGGTTGGTTGATTATTTCAGTAAGTAACTTGACTTTATTATTAGACTTCTTAGCCTTCTCACGACCTTTCTCAATAGATTTAAGGGCTTTCTCCTCATTAGCAATAAGATTAGGCCCTTCCTTAAAGTCATTCATACCTTTATAAGAGGGTACAAAATAGCCTATAGTACCTTTATTCTCCCAAGTGTCCTCAAATACTAAGCAATCATATGCTTCTGGATTGTAGAATATATCTTTAAGCCACAATGCAGTACCTGTAGTAGTATAACCACCTGTACCAAGCATATATATAGGTAAGTACTTATTAGACTGTTTATTAGGCTGCGTAGCCTCTACTGCACCTAATACCTCATGTATTGAGTTAACAAATCCAACCTCCTCAATGAATGCTCTAGTTGGGCGAGTACCGTTAGCTGCTAGCGGGTTATCCTGAAATGTTCTGTGTACTATACTACTACCGGATAAATGATCATGTATAGGATTCTTAGCACCTGGTTCCCAACTACCCCCTATATCTGGTAATAAAGGGGATGGAAATGTTTTATCCTCACCATTAATACGAATAGTTACTTCCCCCGGTAAGTTGTCTAAGGAAAATCTTACTTTACTCAGTAGATCAGAACTATATTTACCTTCAATTGCACCTACAAGAGTCTGAGATATTGACACAAACTTCTTATTCTTACGACCCTCTAAATACGTATCATAATCTCTAGCTCCATCTGTAAGCAAAGCATGTTGTATACAACTCGCTGTAAAATAAGACTTTCCATAGCCCCTTCCACCCATTTCGAGCACGTTTAAAGCCTGGTTTAGATACATATGAGGCCCAAACGATTCTGACATATCAGTTCGGTAGAAATAAGTCCTAGCAGGCCAATACTCTTTTAATTCTCCATTAGACTTAAATAAGGACTTATAATTATCTTCAATGCGGTTACCTTTCTGGTCTATACAGAATTCATCATAGATCTCTTCCTTAGTCATCTCTTGTACATCTCGGAGGCAAGTATACTTAGGATCATCTCTAAATCCACTAAATCCACATGCTTCAGAGTATATAAAAGCCTTCTCCCACTCTATATCCCTAAACCAAGGTTGACCAATACCTTGTACTTTCCTACCACCTCCGAGGAACTGTATAGTACTTATATTTACATGATAGTATAATTCTGGAGGACACCATCTATTACCAACCCACAATCCCTCAAAAATCTTACGCTTAATATCTTTAAAGAAATTAATACGCTCGAATTTCTGAGAGATTGGGTGAAATACTGGTATCTCTTTGATTAAAAAATTATCGTTATTTACCATTAATACTCTGCATTAACTCTAGTTCTTCATCACTAAATTCATCCTTAAACTGACCTCTAATTGCTACTATACCCTCGGTATTAAGAAACCTGTCAGCAACTTCTTTTATAGTAAGTGGTTCTGTACTATAGAACTTGATATGTGGTTTGTTACTTATGGCTGGTTTACCGTCAAATACGTACATAAAGTACTTATCATTCCACTTGTTAGAATTAGCTTTTAAGCTAACTTCATAAATATAAGGTGTTATAAATGTATCTTCCATATTACAATTCTCCTGATGCAGTTGCACTCTTAGGTTTAGACTTCTTATTAATAAAATCTTCTTCCTCTAACTTCTTTTTAGTGGCTAAATATTCATCATATATCTTAGCAGTCTTGGCCATCATATCATCTAATTGTTTAGTATTATCACGATATTCCCGACCCTTTTCATCGGTATAACCAAAGGTGTATTCCTGTACTGCTAAGAACTCATCTCTCTTCTTAATCCTAGTCTCCCATGCTACTAATGACTTCTCTGCTTGTGATAATGCAGCATCGACAAAGGCATCCGTTAACTCTTTCTTATCCTCCCAAAACTTATCAACATCTTTCTCCTTAATACCTAACCTATCAATAGCAATCCTCTCTTTAGCATTGGTAATGTAGTACATATCTGATTTAGGGTGAAAAGCTAATGCAATAGCCCACATTAAATTAGATGTAGTACCTTTACCTCTAGACTTATCACCTTTATACAATTGCTTAAAAGGCTCTGCTGCTGTAAACTGAGGATTTGCTTCCCAAAAGTTAGTATCAGGTGTATATGATTCTAATATATTTCTCAACTGTCACCTCCTCCTTGTTTATCTAAATATCTACTAGTCATATGATCTATCTTACCTTTAGAGGCTTCAAATGTACCTAACCTACGTAACAATATAGTTTCAAAAGAATCATAATCTCCTTTAGTACCTTTACCCATAGCTTCTTTTAAGAACTTAAACTGTGAGTCAATTATCTCTTCTGCTGTACCATATGGAATATCAAACTCTTTAGCTAATTGTTTAATTAAGTCTCTAACAGGTTTCTGTATTACTTTACGCATTAATTTAAGTCTTTAGTACTGTACAAATATAAATCATAGTATAGTTCATCGTGATTAATATCTATATCCCATGTATAATTATCATTACCTTCAGCAAAGTTCTTCATAACTTTTTTAGAGTTATTACTAGCTATTACTAATGATTCTAAATCTTTACAAGTTACTCTAGCTATCTGATCTTTATTTAATTCCATCAAC